AAAAATCTTAAATTATTCAGATGATCATTAACTAAGAACATATTTCTTTTCATCATTCTAACCTGATCAATTATCATATTTATGAAATTCAATTTGGTCTTCTTTGTTTTATGTTCATATATTTTATTTTCTTTCAAATATTTATTCTCAATATTTTCAAGAAATTTGTCATATTTTGACCCTTTTATAGTTTTTTTTAAACTTCTATATTTTTGATTAAGATTTTTGTCTTTATTATAATATTCTGGATAAAACTCTGATTTTATATAGTCATCGGTTTGCTGACCAAAAGTTAGATATAACCTCCATGAACTTTTAAATCTTCCTCCTTTATTTAAAGATAATTTTTCTATGTCTTCACTAATTTTGTATTTTCTTTTAATATAAGAGAAGTAAAGAGATTCCAACATATAACACACTGTGAAACTACTAGATTTTTTATAAAATTCTAATATTCTAGATATAACATATAAATAGTTCTTTGAATAGTAGTCAAAATCTAACTTGTTCAGTACACTAGAAATAGTTTTGTTAGGATTATCGAACAATTTACCTCTTATATTTTGTAGTCCAACCATTTCAGACACCAACCAAGAATAAGAGTCTTTAGTAGTTGAAGTATTAAGTGAAAATAACTTAGGTATTAAATAATTATTCTTCACTATATTATAAGGAAAATTTACATCCTTATTTTTTAATATATACACTTCATTTTTGTCATCAGAATGAACTAATTGAAAAGTTGTAAACTTAGAAGAAAAAATATTATATCTAAATAACTGTTCTAACTGATGTACGAAGGAAGATATATTATGAAAAAAACCTTGTGCCCAAGAATATTTTAAACTTATACATTTAAAGTCTTTATTATAATCATCTAAATCTTCTAAGGTTTTTATATTACCTTTAGTAGATTTAATCAAATACTTAATTTTATCTAGTTTATGCATACATTTTTTTAATTTATTATGATGATAACTATTAATAATTTCATAATGATGCATCAAATCTACTAAGTAAAGAAACTTTTTGAAGATATCTTGACCCGACCATTTTGACATATCACCATTGTACATTAGTACGTCCTCATCATCTTTACAAGATTTTATCATATTAGACACTGAATTAAGCTGTTTTAACTTGACTACTTGTGATTTGACAACCATATCTCTTTTACTAATATTATTAAAGAATTTAAAAAAGTACTGGATATAAGATAATCTTATTTTAGTTTTTATATCAGGTTCGTATATTTCTCTGTCACTTTCTGCTTGAGTTTTCTTACTTATAATAGCCAGACTGTCTTCTTCCTTATCTTCATCAATTATCTTATTATATAATTCTACTGGATCTACTTCTTTTATATCCACATTGTCCAATAGTCCAAACATATTAATTACCGTCATTTCTTTCTGAACTTTATCTTTGAAGTTAAAACATCCTTTTCTAGTATTAATAAAATTATAATCAAAATTACTACATATTTCTTTAATTATAAACTTTTCTATATCATCACTATAGTATGTTTTATTAGTATCGTATAGTTCTTTCTTGTATAATAGTAAAGATAATGACATAGCAGTGGGATCTATAAACTTGTCTGTTTCACTAAATTCAGTAATATCTTTAAGAATGAAATTCTGATTACGAAATTTGGATTCCTCTAGAACTCTATTATTTTCTTTAATTGATTCAACAAATTTTTCCATATTATGGTCAAAATTGGTTACTGATTTATAAGAATGATTATATAGAGTGTTAATTCTAATAAAGTTCTTAATATCTATATTTTTGAACCAAAAGGTTTCTAATAAATAGTTATATTCTTTAGATTTTTTATTAATAGAATTATTCAAGTTATTCTTAAAGTTTTCTTTAATAATATTCATAAGATATATCTGATTATGGCTTTTATATAAGTTTTTAAAAAGATATTTCTCCATTAGACTAGAATAAGAACTGTAATAAGACATACTAATAACATTAGAATACTTGGAGAAACTAAAAATATTCTTTAGAGTGTCACTAGATGATAAGAAATTATTCCAGAAGATTAATAGAAAATATTTCCTTAGATTTTCTATAGACAACTCTTTAATACCTATTAAAGAAACAATAATAGACATAGTAGAGTAAAATAGACAAGATTTATAATTTAGTTTTTCTAATGTCTCTGTATATATTTTTGAAGACTTATAGATATCTTCAGTATTATTAGATATATCTGAAGTGGTGTCATATTTTTTTGGAAAAATAAAAAAATATGATATAAG